TGAACCTCAAATGATGTCAAATCCTCACGAGAATTACAAAAATTATCTCCAAGAATATTGCCAAAAGCAAAAATTCTCCTTACCTGTGTATGTTACCACTCAAGTTCAAAAACAGGTACATCCACAAACTTTTATATCAAAAGTCACTGTTAATGCACGAACGTTTGAAGGCGCTCAAGTCTCTCTTACGGTTAAAGGCGCTGAACAATCAGCTGCCTATGTTGCATACACTGCTCTTATGATAGAAAAAGAAAAACCTGACAACACAGTTGTCGCTGCGCTCGCTGATCTTGTCTCTTCTCAAGAAGATGAGATTAATCGGTTAAAACAACTTCTAAAGACTCATAAAATAGAACCGCAAATGTCTTCAACGGACATGAGCGAGCGCCAAACAAACACTGAGCCTACTGAAACTTTGAGAGGACTCACCACGTTTTCTGACCTGGTGGGTGTTCCTAGTTCCACTGAAGCAATCATTCCTATCTATGACGTTATGAATGCCGAAGATCCTTATCCTGATCAAGGCCTTAAAACTGTGGTAGAAAGAATGTATCCTGTTGACACTATTACCTGGAGTGGTGCGTCTGCTGCTGAAGCCCTTATCGCAACATATCACCAACCTTCACAACTTATGACTACATCAACCAACTTGCAAGATAAGCTCAAACGATTTCAATATTTTCGAGCTGATACCAAAGTCAAATTCGTTCTCAATGGTACTCCATTTCATGCAGGAAAGTTGCTTATTGCATTTGTTCCGTGTCTCCAAAAACCAACAACTGATTGTAATCCCCTACAAGATATATATACGTCATCTGGTAATAATCACTATATACTCTCAGCAAATACGACTGTCCCAGTCGAATTCACCATTCCATTTGTAGGACCATTTACTTGGTGGAATATGGCGAACAGTTATAATACAACTGCTTTAGGCCTTATGGGATATATTAAGGTCTATGTACTTGCACCCCTCATTTTACAAGGAGCTTCAAATACTCCAACTGTACCAATCACTGTGTATATGCAATTCACAAATGTGAAGCTTGCTGGATTGGGACTTAGAAATAATGTTCCTCTTCCGATAACCGATAATAATAATGATGAAGAAAAAGATTTTAGTGTTATCGAACCACAAATGAGCTCCGTCACTGCAGATGTTGAGCCTCGTATACGATTCGAGCAACCTTTTGAATCTTTGATTCCAGCTAAATGTACTGTTCCTGAAAAGTTCTGTTTTGGAGAACATATTACATCTTGGACTGAATACTTGCATCGTTATACAAATGAAACTGGTTTTACTTTGACTTATAGTAATCCAACTATGACCACTAAGAACCCTAACACTTATGCCCACGGGGATTTACATCCCTTTAAACGAACATTACGGAATTTTCTTTTCCGCCGTGGATCTGTACGTGCGAAGATATTCTTTCTTGATCTTGGAGCTGCTACTAATGGCTATTACGTGAAAGTTCGTAATTACGTAAGCTTACCGGCACTCACTGAAACGGATATAACAGATTATGATGTCTCTGGTGCGCACTTTGTTGGCGTAGGAGCATCTCGAACTGTTGAATTTGAAATTCCGTACTATCAGAATCTTTGGATGAATGATGCATTTTTTAATCCATCAGGACCTCAATATGCAATTGGACAAGGTTCTGGATTTAGTGTGAACTGTAACTATTGGTTATCTGCGGGAGATGATTTTTCCCTTGGATGGCCATTGGCTCCTTTTCAGATTACTTCACCTGGCACGCTTAAAAACCAGAAGAAACCTGTCCAAAAACGAATTGAACCTCAGATGGAATCAAAGAGTAGTGAAAAGAAAGAAGCTGAAGCCCGAAGTGAAAAAGGCACAATTGCAAAAGTTGCTTTGGCAACATCTATTGTGTCCAATTCATTTAGGGTTATTCCTTGGCTCTCTGTACCTGCCAATATGATTTCGAAAATTGCAAAAGGTGTATCAGATGGTGCTCAGGTGATGGGGCTCAATAAGCCCACATCTGTTGAATCCATCAAGAAGTTTACCAACATTGGAAATACTGGTATGTCGCATATGATGGGTCTAGATGGTTGTCAGAAACTATCTGCGGATCCACAAAATGAAGTAACCAATGATTGGCAAATTTATCGCTCACGTAAGGATTATAACCTATTTGACAATTATAAGTTGCTCCCAGCTCTTGTTAGCAACTTTTCGTACGATGCTTCATCCACTGCAGGAACCAAAATTCTTGTTATGGGTGTTACACCTACTTTTTGCCATCAGACTACCACACTTGGTATTAATTCTTATGCACTTACACCTTTAGCAAATTACGCAAGTTATTTTGCTTATTGGAGAGGAGGAATCAAGTACCACATTGAATTCTCTACTTCTAGATACACAACTGGACGGCTCCGTTTAACATGGCTCCCTGATCCAACCTTCGTTGCAGCTATTACTAATGAGCAAGAAGGAGATACTGTATCAAAAGTAGTGGATATCATTGGTGATACCTCTGTTTCTATCACACTACCTTACTTGCAAGATCGACCATATCTTCAAGTCATTTCCCCCTATGTGGCAAATGTTGCCCCCATAACTCAATGGGCTGGCTTTAATGGTCAATTGGTGATTCAAGTCATCAACCCCCTTACTATCCAAAACTCAATCACGACCGCTGTGTGTTGGGTGTCCATTTGGATGAGTGGAGCCGAAGATTTTGAATGTTTCCGGCCCTGTGCTTTATGGACTGGATATACCGATAACTGCACTGCTGATCCTTAAAGTGGTGCAAACTCCGGCAACCTGGAGGATAAATATAGGCAATTTCTTTTATCTAACAAACCATTATCTAGGTTTCGTTTACGCTTTGACTAGAGCGGTCTTTTAAGGCTACATGCTCCTCCGCAAGGGGGAGCTTGCCGTTTTGAAAGTACCATTTAATTAAAGTGCAC